TTAATGTTCAACCGTCGCCAGTTGTCGTTGATATTCTGCAACTGGCGCGTTCCGGAGTGATAGCCATGAGCGAACAGTACCTGATAACGCTCGACGAGTGGAAACCAAAACGGTTCAGTCTCCCAATAACAAACACTACCCTGGTGAAATACGGAAAACTAGGATACATCGTTCCAAGACCACAAAAAATTCGTGGGCGTTGGCTGATAGATCGCCGAGCAGTATTTGTTGGGCCTGGTGAAACGGGAATTGCGCCGGAAATTCATACTGGCGATGATGATGCACTGAAGGAGATTTTAACTCATGTCACCGAGGCCACGAAAAAACAGCACTGACGTAGCCGGTCTTTACGAAAAGTTTGATC